TTATTGTCTAATCCAGATAAAAAAGAACAGTATGATGCTAGTGGTAATATAGCAGAACCAATGTCAGATGAAGGAAAAGCTGAAAATGCTATGATGCAGCATTTCTCACAATCACTTCAAAAGAATATAACAAGAATTGAAAGTGTTGATTTAATAAAAGAAACAATCAACGGGTTAAAGTGTGCAGAAGAATCGCAGCGAAATATGATAGAAAAAACCGAAGAAGTTATCGATCAATTCACTAAAGCTAAAAAACGATTATCCAGTAAGTATGGGAAGAGATTATTAATAAATATCATTGAACATGAAATAGAAATTGCAATTAGAAGTAAGGAAAGCACTGAAGAAAACATTAAGACTTTACGGCTTGCTCAAAAGCTGACAGCTGAATATGAATTTAAGATTGATGAGCTTGTACAATTACATAGTAGAGTAACAATTCAATTTGGGCCAGGGATTAGTTTTGATTCACCATTTAGTACTGATACATAAAAAACATGAATGATGAAGCGCAATAAAACAGTTCACATGTTAAAAGACGGAAAAACACTTTGCAATAAAGAGATCACATCCAAAATGCGATATACTATTCAATACGGTAATGTAACATGCCGGTGGTGTATCAGCAGATGGGGGAAAAAGAAATGAAAGAATTATCAAAATTATCACAGGAAAAATATAAGAATGATCGGATTGAAATGCTTGCAGAAATAATCAGGTTTATAAACGGGAGAATAAAATGAAAATAAGTAAATGCTGCAGGGCGAAACGATTTAAGGAAACTGATTTATGTTTAGATTGTGGGGAACATGCAGAGTTTGTTGGGGAAGAATTAATTAGTGTATGTGGTCTGTGTGGTGATAAACATCACGAAGGTTATAATTGTAAAGCTGCTGGTGCGAAAATGCAACCACACGAATTCCAAGGTAAATCAAGTGGACGATGTGAAATTTGTAATAAAGGACATCGGAGTAAAATTCACAATACTAAAGTGTATTGCAAGGATTGTAAATATTCAGTTGAAATTGAACACATAGATAATATGTGTGTAAAAATAATCAGACCAGCCAAACTGCAAGAATACACAGGAATCATAATTAAAGATGCAAAATATAATAGGATAACATCTAATAATAAAGGTGAATGCCAATATTATGAAAGGACTATGGATGAAAAATGATCCAAAAGAAGCTGTCGGACTATCGTTTCAAATACCAAGGTTAAGAATTGATATACGAATGTCAGAGGATTCAGTATATGATGCAGAATTAATAAAAGCGGAATATGAATATATGAAAGCGTGCAAACGAGGAAATAACAGAGGCACTTTTATTGTACTGTGGGCAATATTCTGTATGGCGCTATTCTTAATGTTAAATATGAGGTAAGTGATGAAGATATTAGCAGATTCGATGATTTAGGTGATCCATATTTAAGCATTGAAAACGTGGATCCAGAAGATGAGTAAATTCCAAAACAAACAAAACAAGGGGAAATAAAATGGACGATAATAAAAGATTGCCAGATGATCATTGGGCTATAAAGGCTGCAGAAGGAATAAATGAAGTATTGGGATCAGCAGTTGAAAAAAACACTGGTGAAAGTACAGGATATTTTAGTGGTGTCAGTATACATGATGGTGCATTGAAGATATTGGAATATTATAATAATCAACAAGAAGTAGGTGAAAATCAAAAAATGAGAGAAACAATATTAAATGAAATTAATCGTGTAGTGGCTGATTTTCTATATTATAACAGAAAAGAAGATGAGGAATTAGGAGTTACAGATATCGATAATGCTATAAAAGATGGTATAATAACAGTTGATGAAATTGTTGGATGTTTTAAATTAGAGCTTAATGAGGGATTGGGTAAAGTATAATCCCTGATTTTGTCATATAAATAATATATATTACCATGTGTTTTTGTTTGAAATAATTACCATTTGATGGGATTCCAGGTAAAAAAAGGTATAAATGGGAAACCAAACGGATAAACAAAAAGAATTGCAAAACGTTGAGCCCTTGGAAGCCACAAAAGCATTTGAATTATATTATGCATTAGGTGAGGGTCGGTCACAATCTACTGTGGTGAAACAGATTAAAGCATCCACAAAGAAAGTATATGGATGGTACTCACGCCACTTCTGGGAAGAGCGTATATTAGCAAGAGACTTTCAACAGGCCAAAGTAATCCAGATGAACAGCTCCCGGGATGTTGAAGAAATGAAGTTGAAGTTTGGTGAAGCTATTAGAAATAGTATAACGAATTTATTTGTCAGCAAGACCAATAAAGATACAGGTGAGATTCAATTAGAATTCAGTATAAAACCAAAGACCATTTATGAATTGGATGGAGCGGTTAAACTGTGGTTACTGTTAATGGGTGAGAGTACAGACATTCACACGGTAAAGGTTGAAGTGGTTGAAACGGTGATCAATCAGGTAATTCAAGTAATTCAGTTGCACGTTAAAGATCCAAAGTTGTTAGCAGATATAGCAGTAGACTTACAGAAGGGGAAAACGCTAGTCTGGAATAACCGGAATACACAGAATGGAGTGTATAATATTAAATGAAATCATATTATTCAGAAGATGGAATTACAATTTATCATGGAGATTGTCTTGACATACTTCCACAATTAGAAAAGGTTGATCTTGTTTTGACTGATCCGCCTTACGGTGTTGATTTTGCAGAATGGGACTCTGGCATTCCAGAGCCAGTAAAGTGGATGGGGACGGTTGAAGTAAAAACGATCTTAATTACTCCTGGCAATGGGAATCAACATTTTTACCCAAGCCCTGACTGGACTTTATGTTGGTTTAGGCCTGGAAGCGTTCAAAGAGTGAGAAAAGGGACAGGGTTTAGTCACTGGGAACCTATTTTATTATACGGGGAAAATAATTTTAGTATAGACGCAAAGAAATTTGATGCAAACACAAATTCCAAACATTGGGGACATCCTTGCCCTAAACCGCTTGATCTATTTAAATGGCTAATTCAAGAAAGCGAAACTATTCTCGATCCGTTCATGGGAAGCGGAACGACTTTAGTTGCTGCTAAACAGCTCGGAAGAAAAGCAATCGGAATAGAAATCGAAGAAAAGTACTGTGAAATCGCAGTGAAAAGACTTGCTCAAAGGGAACTGTTTAACGGCGTGTACAAGGTTGGGCCATGATGAGCATAAAGGACAGAATACTAATGTTCTTGTTTCCCTGGCGTAGGATTAGATATATAAAAGCTCAATTTAGAAAAGAAGATGCTGAAGCCATTATGGCAATTCCCGATATGGGGGAATCATTATTAAAACATTTAAGGTATGCCAGAGAAAAAGCTGAAAAAGAAAGAATCAAACATCACAAAAAGTTGGGGATATTTGAATGAAAAATTTAGATAAAATTCAAAAGATAGCAGACAAACCATGTGAGTGCTCACCGCTACAATCCATTGGTGAAGACCCTTCAGTGTGTTTGCCTTGTCAGGTAGCTGACATGATTAATGAAATTGTAATATTACATAGATGAAGTATGTGAAAGGTTGTTCAAATGAACAGAAGAACGGCAATCAGAACACTTGGCTTATTGGCAGGAATAATGGTCACCAAGCCTTGGAGGTGGTTACGGCCATTACAGATGGGTGGAGTAGTACTACCGGAAATTAGTGGTCATGTTGGATATATGGATATTGTGATGCCAGTAATGGATAGTTGTACTGGAGATTTATATGGTTGGAATGAACCTGTGTATATGGATCCAAAAACATTAAAGGAAATAAAAATGAATTTGATGCAATCTATATGCGAAGCTGAAGAAAGAGAGATATTGGACGAGTTATGAAACAAAGATACCATCCAACATGGTACAGGTGGGGGTTATTGGTGGACCCGTTAGAATTTGACGGTAACGGATTGAATAAAATCATAGAGGATACTACCTTGGTGGCATGGTATTCAGGCCAGAACCCAGAGGTTGGACAGTGTTATATTGAAGGCAGACTTGAATTCAAAGAGGCATTTATGTATGCAAAAGACTTTAAAGAAACCGTGGAAACTTTAAAAGAACACGGTGGGGAACCGGGGGAAGCGTGATGGAGAATTTAATAAAAGGAGTTTGTAAACTTGGTAAATTGGTAAGCAAATATATACCAAGGATAGTGAGCATTGATGATGTTAGCAGGGCTTGCATAATTGATGGGTATCTTATAACAGAAGACACTACTTTAATTGAAATAATGGATAATTCAACTAAAGATAACATATACAGAATGGGTATGGTATATCAAAAATTAGGTATAAATAAATCATTAAGAGAACATGGATTAAAACCTTATTTCAGGAGTATATGAAATGACAACGACTAAAACAAAAGCAAAGATGTACACACCACCAGTAACAAGTCTTGAAGATGCAAAGCTATTCTTTGATGAAGGGAACAAGCCCATTATGATGAAACGGCTGGACGGGCACTATAAGGACTGTGTCGATTACAAAGAAGCCATTTCATTCATGGCAAACATATCACCGTTGGAACATAAAGGGGTTTATGGGACTGTTCTGGAAGATGGTAAAGGATTTCATGGTGAACTGCAGAATGTCAACGAACCAATCACATATGAAACCAAGCATAAGGTGGATTTAATGACAGTCTTTATCAAGGCAGTTGATGAATACTTGAAAAAGAAAGGGAAGAAGAAATAATGGATAAAGAAACAGGAGATTAAAGAATTGATCATGATCAATAAGTAAACCGAAAACAAACAGAAAGGAATAATATGAATAACATAATAATTGGAAGATACAATAAACCAGTAGAAGTTGGATATCAGGGCTGGATTGAACCCAGTGATAAGAGTTGGATTGCCTTCATTGATTTAAAGGGTATACCAACGTTTTATCTTAACAGAACAGAAACCGGTTCTGTATCTTAAAAACCATATAATAATTAGTGGATGGCTTTTTATTATTTAATAGGAGTAAACAATGGATTACACAATAATCAACAAAAATGATATAGATAAATTAACCAAAGAAGTAAATATGTTAATGTGTGCAGGTTGGAAGCCTATTGGTGGGGTAAGCTGTACTGTAAGTACAAAAAGATTAGAACCCAACACATATTACTACAGACAATATGTCCAAGCACTAATAAAGGAGTAAATGCAGCAAGGCGCTCACCCTTATGCCATAGACAACATCTTTAAAAAGATCGGAACCGGACTGGCATCGGGATCAGAAAGGCAGAATTACCTGGAACAACCAGGGGAATATCTTGAATTGTTTGGTCATCCTTGGTATAAACAAGTTGAAATAGTTGAATCTGTTAGGGACAATCAGATAACTGTTGTTAGAAGCTCAAATGATACTGGGAAAACATGGGCATTGGGAGGGTTATTATGGTGGTGGTTAGATGTTTATGGACCATATTGTAAGGTAATTACAACAGCAAAGAATTTCAAATCTGTTCAATTTATGCTGTGGACCCGTATACGGCAGATGTATACTATGGTTCGAGATAGATTTAATGATGCTGCAATCAACCTAACGGATTTCACACCAGACCCAATTAACCATCCAGACTGGTTTGCCATAGGTCATAACCCAAAGATTGAAGGATCGTTATTAGATCCTGAATCAGAAGCTATTGCATTTCAAGGGCAGCACAGTAAGCATACTCTATTTATTATTGACGAGGCAATGACAACCCATCCTGCGATTTTCAGGGCGATTGAAGGTTCGTTGTTGGACGAGGGGGCAAGGTTCCTGGCTGTATTTAATCCAACCAATAAGACAGGTGAAGTGGTGGGGTATGAGAATGATCCCAGGGCAAATAGTATTATTATTAGGGCAAAGGATTTATTTGATTCACCAGAATACAAAGCGCACCCCGAGCATTACATTGAATTGGCTAATAAGGAAAACTGTGATAAACTGGAAAAGGCATTTGGCCGGAATAGTCCCATTGTTAAAGCTCGCATATATGCTGAATATCCAGATCAAGATGAGTTTTCTGCAATCAATTATGGCGCTGTCAGGGATGCAACGGAAAGAACAACAGACTTTAAATCCATATTCAAGGTTATTTATTCATGGGATGTGGCAGGGGATAACGGTGCAGACATGAATCAGATAGGCAGACTGACGGCTGGCATCGTAAAAGATAATGAAGATGAACTTGAGGACGACCTTGATAAAGTGAAAGAACCCATAGTAGGATTGCATTATGAGATCAAACCGGAATGGGAATGGAAGAAAATCAAACATAAACTGTCAATGGAAAAGGTTTATATGATGATCAAGGAACATATGGCCAAGGTTCAAGATTTGGATATTGATTTTTATTTGGTGGTTGATGCCATAGGTGAAGGGAGCCATGTGCCAAGCTTTATGGAAGAATGGTTGCCGAAACTTAATGTCGTATCATTCAAAGCTGGTGAGAAAGCACAGAAAATAGAAGAAAGGATCGAACAGGAAATCTCAAATAAGATAAGTGAATCCTGGTATTTAAGTCAGTTACTTATCCAAGAAGACATTAAAACCTGGCCACAAATATCAATGGATATAGATAAACAGACAGAACATGAACTGACATCCAGAAAATATCTGCTTAAACCAAAGCTCACAATACCACAAGTGTGGACTATTGAAGAAAAAAAGGAATGGAAAAAACGGAACAGGGGTAAGTCACCGGACAAAGCTGATGCATATGTCATGGCAATTCACTGTCATTTCAGATCTGTAATGTTAAAAATGTATGTAGTTTAAGCATGAATTCAGAAACTTATAAAAAAAATATTGCATACATTTATTATGTAATATTAAATTTGAAAGGTATTATATGCTTTTTGAAATGATTTTGATAGGCATTTACTTGATCTTTGGCTTTGGGACTTTTGCTGTTTCAGTTAGAATAGGCTTTAATAAGCAAGTTTTAAACCGGGCAACATGGCTCTTGAAGGCTATTTATTATCATGGTATTGCTTTCATAATTGGTTTCGCTGTGTATATAATAATACTGATTGGATATTTAACCATAACAGGTTTATTGAAATGAAATAATACATGGGTTTCATACAATTAATTGATACGATTATTAAGGCTAACCTTCCTGTGTCATATCAGGATCAGCCTAACTATGCTGAATTGACTTATAACAGTCTTACCAGACAGGGCGTATCTTCTCCTTTTGATACACTGAATTTCCAAGCACTTTATAGTTTAAATTCTGATGTATATGCTGCTGTAAATACAATAGCGACCAAACTTGCACAGCTTCCATTTAAAGTTACAGTGCCAAGGGGTGATGAGTTAGAAGATATAACCGACTCACCAGACTTAGATATATTCAGAACACTGAACGGGAGGGACACTGATTATGATTTTTATGAGCAGACATGGGGCAATACAGAGATAACAGGTGAAGTATTCTGGCTGCTAAATTATGACAATGCAGGAAATAAGATAACTGAAATGGCCGTATTAAGACCTGATTTGATTGAACCTGTTCCTCATAATGAATTTGTTATCAGTCATTATATATTCAATCGGAATGGTGAAAAAATAATTATACCTCATGAGTTTATATTCCATATAAAATATTTCAATCCATTAAATAGTTTACGTGGTTTATCTCCCCTTGAAGCAGCAAAACAGGACATCATCTTGGATGCATTTGCCTTAACAGCAAGCAAAACCACCTTCAAGAAGGGTGCAAGACCGTCGGGAATATTGGCTCCGAAGGGTGATACTGTCATAACTGATACAGAAATTAAGCGAAATTTAGCATTTATAAATGATCAATATACTGGAGCGGACACATTTGGAACACTTTTACTGCTTTCAAAGGGATTGGAATTCCAACAAATGCAATATTCTAATAAAGATTTAATGTATGATGTGATTCGTGATGCTACAAGCGATACAGTAGGGAAAGTTTTTGGAGTGCCCCCTATATACAGGCAGGATTATTCAGATGCAAGTGTAATTAAAAATGCTGAAGTACAATTCAGAATGTTGTGGGAGGCCTTGAAACCAAAGACAGTGAAGCTTGGTAAGATTATCACAGAACATTTACTGCCTTTGATTATTGATAAACCGGGAGCTGTATTTACTTTTGATCTGAATGATGTACCCGCACTCCAGCCTGATAGATTAAAATTGAAAGCCATATTTGCAGATAGAACGGCTATAAGCGCAAATGAATACCGTGAGCATGTTGCAGGTTTACCCAGAGACGATGATCCAAATATGGATCTGAAATACATTCCACAAAACATGATTCCCATTGGAACTGTAATCGAGGAACCAGAGAAAAGTTTGCAAGCAGATGCAGAGCTTTTAGTTGAACACGTAGATCAATTATTACTTAAAGAACCTCAAATGGCAACGGATGTTTTGTTGAAAGACATCAAATTATTGACAGAATCAATGGAAGTCAGTGAACAGAAGTCCGAAATATCCCGAACATTCCTTGAAATCAACAAGATCAGACGTAAAGTAGGACGTGAATTCGAGAAAAAGCTGGCTAAATTGTTCAAAGATCAGGGCGATGCAGTTGTAAAAAGCTTGATTAATCAGAAACATTTCAAGTTTGCAGAGGGAGATATACTATTTAACTTCAATGAATGGGTTAAAAAGTATGAAGCTGAAGGGAAAATCCACATTGCAGAAGCTATAAGGCTGGCTGGTGAACAATTTGCTAATAGCATTGGTGAAGACTTTAATGTATTCGATCCAAAAGTTGTGAGCCATATTGGAACCAAGTCAAAATCATATGCCACTATTGTAAACCAAACAACAAAGGATAGAATTGATGCCCTGATTAAACAGGGTGTGGAAAAAGGTTTATCAGTAAGTGAGTTAGCAGAAAGTTTAACCGGGTATTTTGACAGTGCCGAAGGATTCCGAGCCGTTAGAATAGCCCAGACAGAAGTAAACAGTGCTGTGAATTTTGGCAGACTTGAGGGCATGAGACAAAGCAAACGAGTTGAAAAACACAGGTGGGTTTCATCCAGGGACGAAGATGTAAGGGATTTGCCTGATAATAGCCATGTAAATCTGGACAATAAGATTGTAAAACTTGGAGATTCTTTCCCAGTTGGTGCAAGTTATAGTGGTGATTCAACATACCCTTCCGATGTAAATGAGCGCTGTATTACCACCCCTGTAACAATTAAGAAAAAGCCAAAACAATGATTTGTCGAAATTGTAAAATAGATAAGGATAGTTCAGAATTTTATTACAGAAATGATAGTAAAAAACATAGAACAGAATGTAAAATATGTACTAATTATAATAACGGATATAGAGAAAAGATGAAATGTAAAAATGATCTTATTTATGCTAATCAAAAAAAGGATAAAATGAATGCCGTTTCGCGTAACAAATTTTTAAATGATTCTAATTATAAATCGAAAAGAAAAGAACAACAGAAATTATATAACAAAACTGAAAAAGGCAAATTAGCTAAATCATTAAGAGACAAAAGATATCGTGAAAAGAACAAAGAAGTTTTAAAGGAACGTCGTAAAACATACGATGCTAAATATAGAGCATCAGATAAATATAAAAACTATTATGAAAGCTATTTTCTAAACAATGAATACAGAAAAAAACAAAGAGATAATTATGCAATAATGAAGGTTGATCCATCTTTTAGAGAAGTGCGAAATAAAGCCAACAGAAAATATCATAAAACAGAGAAAGGAAAAGAAACCTCAAGACGAAATTGGAAGTTGAGAGACTTGAGAATGCGTGGTTCAGGTTCAATTAACTGGTCAGATATTGAAGGATTATTAATTGAATCAAATGGATTGTGTCACTATTGCATGAAACCTTTGGATGGCACTTATGAAATTGATCATAAAATACCTGTGTCTAAAGGTGGAACAAGCATAAAGGGGAACCTTGCAATTTCCTGTAGTCCATGCAATAGATCAAAACAGGCAATGACAAATATTGAATTCATTGATAAGATTTCATCTAAAACCATAGGGGTAATTGTATGAATGAAATGAGACATTATTTCGGTACACATTCAAGGAGCCATGTTAATAGTGATGGTAGCGTAAGATTCAGATTGACTGAAAAGAAATTAGATCGTTATGGTGAAGCTATGCTACCAAAAGGAGCACAGTTAAAAAATTATAAACTTAATCCAGTTGTATTATGGGCTCATAATTGGGGAGAGACACAAGTCCCAATTGGCAATGTTAAAATGCCTTCGGTAGAAATTACAGATGATTTTTTTGATGCTGATGTAAAGTTCGATGATGATAATGATAGTGTAGATGAATTTGCTAAAATGATTTCAAATAAAGTGAAAAAAGATATAATCCGTGCAGGGAGTATTGGATTCAGATCCATAGAAATTAGTAAAGAACCAATAGTTGAAGGACAAACTTCAGTAACTCATAAGAAATGGGAGCTATTAGAATTTAGCATAGTACCAATTCCAGCACTTCCGTCAGCATTAGCGAAGAAAGAATGGATGAATTTTGCTGATGAGTGTAAAGATTTTGGTCATCCCATAGATGAATTTGTTGATAATTATTACCATAATAAACAACCAACACCATCTAATGACCGGGAATATCTTGAAAAGAGACTTGAAAAGATGGCAAATTATTTTGATGAAATGGAAGAACAATTTCATACTTTAAAAATTATGTTTGATGGTCACAAACCTGATAAATTATCTAATGAAATTGTGAAACGAGAAGCTAAAAAAGAATTAGAATCAATACTTACTAATATGAAATTGGCTAATATTAGTAATCAATTAAGAACATTTAAATCATGAGGCACCAGATGTCCGAATCTTACATAGTATACAAGGAGTTATATTATGGAATACAAGAAAGACAAAGAAGGAAATCCTTTACCATCTGATGATGTCAGTGCCCTTGTATCATATTTGCAAAAACTTGGTACGGCAATTGGAGATTGGTCGCTCAGGAGAAGGGAAAACAGACCCTCAGTTGGGAATCCTCCCTTAGTAACCATGGCCCTCATCAACAGAGGTAAAGATGTTTTCATGAGATACTGTATAGGATGCCACGGAAAAGAAGGGCAAGGAGATGGTGAGATGGCTATTTTCTTTGAGTTTAAGCCCAGAGATTTTACGAAGGGAGTATTCAGGATTGGGTCAACGTTTGATCT